GATATTAAGTCCCCAACGTGCGAGTGTCTATGCTTGTGTATCAGTTTTATGTAGCAGTTAAACGTGATACGTTGGGGGCTTTTATTTTACTTCCCAGCCCCATAGGAAGAGACTATGAACAAAAGTCTACTGCTTCAGTTTGTAAACCATCCGGCCAACAACGATCAGTATTATGACAATGACAGCCGCCATCGCCCAGCCGCCTACTTCTATCTTCATCCGTTGCCAGACTGTCAGCCTCTTTTCGATTTCAACCGGGTATGGTACTCGGATAGTATCTGTTCGGTTTATATATAGCGTGTCTACCCTGTCCTTGTACTTATAGATGTACCTGTACCGATATTCGGCAACGGTATCGCCTCTTTGAATTACAGAGACCGAATCATGTATAAGCACGCTATCGATCCGGGCCGAGTTAAAGAACACGCTATCAATTCTGACCGTTTCAACCGGGACATAACGGACTTGCGTACGGCAAGATGTAAGCATACAGATCAGTGCTATTATCAATAACCCGATCAAACCACCTAATAATTCGTCTTTGTCTCTTTCGTCCATCATAACAAGCTCCATCCGTCAATCACATCTGGCATATCAGCCTCTACCCCATTCTCCACACGGCTCATACCTGCCACAATACGGATCATCTGCTCACGGTCATTTACATTGATCGGATCGTCGGCCGGGATTCCGGCATAATCAGATACAGCCATAATGTAGGCTTCCGTATGGTTATTATCCTCCGGTGGGGCCCAACGGGTAATCAGCTTACGGATAGTGTCGAGCTTGTAATTTTTGAAGTAGTTAGATAATATTTTAAACATAGCCCGGTATCCGTAAGCCATTGTTGTAAATTGCTTAAACGACTTATCCTCACTGGGCCTTACTTCTCCTTGGAACAAGTCGTTATTAATCCGAATATTACCAGGATTGTTATTTCTAAGTCCTCTTGCTGTCATAATATATTACTCCATTATCTAAATTAAACTTGTCTAAAACTCACTGGGTGGCTCTCGATCTGGACATCCATGTTTATTACATTTCCGAAAATCAAGAGCACTATTCCTAATTATCAATTCCGTATTCTTTTCAGTTAGCTCACGGATACGCTGACGCAATTCTTCTATTTTTGCATACAAAGTATCTATTTTAGTATCCAGTTCACCCACTCTTTTTTCCTTTTTCTCGTATAATTCTTTCCATTCATCAGCATACTGAGTAATGTTATCCGCTTCTGCTTTTTTAGCTTCTGCGGCAGCCTTACGTTTTCGAGATTCATAAAACATGAATGCTCCAATTAACGGCAGGCCTGCTGCGCTGATAAATGATCCTATCAACTGGACTATTTCTTGCATTTCCATCATTTAAAGTAAAAATAATATGCCTAAATAAGTGGATAATAAGGCTGCTATCTCAATCCAGAACATCGGCTTGCTCTGGTAGAACTTATACCAAAATGCGCCCTCTTTTTCTTTGGCAATGCTTAATGCAGTATACCCTACATAGGCAAGCCATACTAACAACATTGGCCAGAGGTTCAATGCCACCCAAAGTTGCGATCCGGCAATACAGATGATTGCTCCAGCAGAATGTATCTTGCTCTCATAATCATCTTTGAAATTGGGAGCTGAACCAACAAAGAACATGCCAGCACAGGACAGAAATGCAACCCATTCCGTGTTTGGTTTACTTACCTCCAATATTGCAGGCATCAATAAACCGGCAGTCAGCCACATCGTTGCCATAAACCACAATTTATGCTCCAGATAGTAATAGGTAGCACTTATGGAATAAGGCACACCTTTAGTCTTTACACACACAGCAGCCGTGTAGGCCGCAATAACAAGCATTGAAATAATCGTCAAAATAGTTATCATACCAATCTTACATTTATGTTAATCAATTCTTTCAAATGGGCATATACCGGATTAATCGTACCGTAGAAGCAGTAGTATTTCATTCTTACGCCATCTTCTATTTCCGTGTAATACTTTTCCTGTTCAAGCGTCATGCCTGGCGCATAGAGTTTGGGATCGTATTCCGTGCCTTTGTGATTTTCGTCCATGCGCTCATAAAGAGCAGCCGTATCTACCGAAGGAGGATATATTTCGAGAACCGGATTTATCGGTTGCCGGACTTTCCATAACCAGTCATCGTTAATTACCCGGTTGCCGGTATCCAACTTCCCGTTAATAAATTCTTTCCATTCAGCATGTGCGTATTTGGCACTAATCGCTTCATCATCCGTCAGCGACATTGCAGACACAGATTTACGGGTGATACGGGATAACTGCTTCTCGGAATCGTGCGTTTCCGTGTAGTTTACAGCTTCCTGTAATTCGGCTGTTGTCCTATGGATTACATCGGGATAGCCTGTCACCTCAATCACTTCTACATCTTCCACTGTCTCGGCTGCTTCAATATCAGAGAGAAACTTTTCTGATAGACCTATACAGATATCATTGTAGTCTGCCATCTCATTGAGAGCTTCCAATAACAGAGCTGATTTATACGAATTCCCGTTTACTTCAACCGTATCTTTTCGGGCACACTGGTCTTTTAGAGACAAACGGTCGTATGTATATACATCGTTGTCCTCTATGTAGTAGTGCCGGTAGTCGGTGTTGTAGACT